AAAGAGGGGCTTGGTTATTAGATACTGAAATTGTTTTAGGTGACCCTGAACTTGGGTACGTAGGACAACCCGATAAAATGTGGTTAATTGAAAATAAAGATAAAACTGAAATTGGTTTAATATGTACTGATTATAAAACAAATAAACCAAAGAACTTTGAGGAGACCCATTTCACTACAAGAATGAAATATCCCTTCCAAAAACATCCCAACAACGCCTTGGGCCATTACTTCACCCAACTACCATTCTATGGAAAACTTTTACTGAAGATGTTACAAGGAACAAAATATGAAAATATGAAATTGTTTGGTTGTATTATAGTGTTAGTTAAAGATGATGGGACCTTTGAAGAGTTCCGGGTTCCAAAGGAAGTCCAACAAACCATATTAGATATGGATATGAAAAAATATTTGAAAAAGTAGTTAATAACCCCCATCCTAATTGGGGGTTTTTATTTGACTAAACCAAATAAATTAATTACATTTAAAATAAAAAAAATATGGAAGATTTATTAAAACCAAAGATTGATTTAAAACAACAACCTACATTAGTTTGTGAGGAATGTGGTGGTATCTACTTCAAAGAAGTTGTGATGATAAAAAAAGTTAACAAATTGTTAACCGGAAGTTCGGAAGATACTATTGTTCCGTTTCCAACTTATAGATGTGACGATTGTGGTCACGTAAATGAAGAATTTAAATTATTTGATAAATAATGGAAATAAGTAAACGAACTAATGTATGTGGTTTCTGTACTGCATCATTGTGGTGGGTACCAACAATGACTTATTTCTTTATGAAAATGAACGGTGTTGAATTTCATAAAGAATGGATATGGTGGTTAGCAATCCCAACTATGTTTTTAATTTGGGTATTATTAAATTGGAAAATAACAATAAAAAATGATAAAAAACCTAGTACATTTTAGTGACTTACATATACGATTATTTAAAGACCACGACTTATATCGAGGAATATTGAATAATATGTTGGAACAATTTAGAGAAATTGCTCCGGATAGGATTGTATTCACCGGAGATTTAGTTCACTCTAAAAATCAAATGACACCTGAACTTATTGAGTTCGTTGCTTGGATTCTTACGGAGTGTTCTCAGATTGCTAAAACTATAGTTATAATTGGGAACCACGACTTCTTGGAGTCAAACTCTTCAAGGTTGGACGCTCTTACACCTGTAATTGATTCATTAAAGAACGACAACATTGTTTATTTGAAGAACAGAGGTGAATACGAGGACGATAATGTTGATTGGGTGGTGTATTCATTACTCGACCATAACATTCCACCTGAGATTGAAAAAACGGGTAGATTAAAGATTGGTTTATTCCACGGACCGGTTCAGGGATTAACAACCGACATCGGATATAAGTTTGAAACCGGATTTGAAACTGATAAGTTTAACGGATGTGATTTGGTATTATGTGGGGATATTCACAAAAGACAAATCTTCAACATCCCGGGTGGTAAGAAAGCGTATATGGTTGGTTCAACAATTCAACAGAACTATGGTGAGACAATAACCAAACACGGATTTGGAATCTACAATCTTGAATCGGATGATTATTCCTTTGTTGATTTGGATAATCCAAAACCTTTCTTATCATTTAAGATGAAATCGTTTGATGATATTATAAATGGAACCGAAAAATTGATTAATGGAGGGAATTAAATTAACAACTAACCAATTAAAATCAGTCCAAGAATATTGTAAGTTAAACAATATTGAGGATGTGGATAAGTTTATATCCAAATGTTATGTTGATGGGTTTAACATTAAGAAATATGGTTTGCTTGGTGATGATTCAGAAAAAATAGGTGGGATTGATGAAAAACAGGTGGAAATTGAGGTAATTAAAGAAATTCGGGTGGAAGTTCCAGTTGAAGTTGTTAAATATGTTGAAGTCCCCGTTGAAATAATTAAAGAGGTGGAAGTCATCCAATATGTTGATAGAGAGGTGATTAAGGAGGTGCCTGTTGAAATAATAAAAGAGAAGATTGTAAATGTTATTCAAGAAGTCCCCGTCCCAAATATAGATAAAATTGGGGACGAACCTGAACCAATAATCGTAGAGAAAATAGTTGAAGTGATTAAGGAAGTTCCGGTTGAAAAAATAGTTGAGGTTGAGAAGATAGTTGAAGTAGAAAAGATTGTTGAGGTTGAAAAACCAAATGATAAATTAAAAATGTTACAAGACACTTTACAAACTCTAAGAAAAGAATTAAACTCAAAAACTGATGAGATTAAACAGTTACAAGAAATAAATAAACAATTAGAATCTATTAAAGTTAGTCAGGGTGCTGTCTATATGAAAGGTTCAAACATTAGTGAAACAATGTAATATTTTTACCCAAACACATCATACATTTTATATTTTATGATATTTATATATAAAGGTTAAGTTATGAAAATATGTAAAAAATGTGGGATTGAAAAATTGTTATGTGATTTTGGTAACAATAAAAACAATAAAGATGGTAAATCAATTTATTGTAAAGAGTGTGAAAAATTAAGAAGTTCAGAATTTAGAAATAATAATCCGGATAAGAGTAAAGAGAGTAGTAAAAAATGGAGGGATAATAATCCTGAAAAATACAAAGAAACTATTAACAAATATCTTACTAAAAATCCGAATATGATTTCAAAAGAAAGATTAAAAAAATATCGTGAAAATTCTGAATTTAATGAAAAACAATCTATTCGTAGAAAAGAATATTATTTAAATAATATTGAAAGTGAAAGAGAAAGACGAAAACAATATTATTATGATAATAAAAAAAATGAAAGGGTTAAAAATAATGAGTGGAAAAAAAATAAATTAAAAACCGACTCATTAGAAAGAATGAAAAAAAATCTTAGAAGTAGAATACGAGAATTTTTGACAGGTGAAAATAAAAGTAAAAGAACTTTTGATATTATAGGTCTTGATAAAGAAAATTTTAAATTGTATATTGAAAGTAAGTTTACAGAAGGAATGTCTTGGGAAAATTATGGTGAGTGGCATTTAGACCACATAAAACCACTTTATTTGTCTGAAAACGAAGAAGATTTATTATTATTAAACCATTACACAAATTTACAGCCGTTATGGGCTGAAGATAATTTAAGAAAAAATAGAAAATATGATTAACATTTTAACTTGGTTCATTTTAAGCTACGGGCTTATGAACATTATGGTATTCGGGTCAATATTCCAAGGACTCAGAAACTTCTTCCTAACTTGGGGAAACAATAAATCATTACCATTTAATGGTATTGCTAACTTTATATCGGGTATAATAACTTGTCCGATGTGTTTTAGTTTTCACGGAGGTTGGTTCTTATCATTAACCGTGTTCTCTCCAACATTTGTATTGTTTGGTACACCACTATGGATTAGTTGGTTCTTTGATGGAATTTTATCGTCCGGAGCGGTATGGGCAATAAACGCTATAATTGAGTGGTTTGAAGAAAATAGACCAACAAAAAATTAAAAAATAAATAACAATTAAATAAATACAATTATGCCAAAGTCAAAATTACGTGGTGGTGCAAAGGCACACAAAACAAGAGTTACACACAGAAACAACACTCTTAGAGGGTTAAGAAAAAAAGCTCAAGCAGAGTATCAAGAAATGTTTGAGAAACAAATGGAAGAATTAAAAGTTCAATACCAAAATGAAAATGGTGAAACAACTGAATTAAATGCTGAGGTTGTTGGTGATGTAAATGATATTAATGTAACAGATGTTGAAGTTGTAACACCGGAGGTGATTGATGAGAACTAAGATAGTATCGGCATTTCCCGGAGTGGGAAAAACTACCTATCATAAAAATAACCCTGATACCACTTTGGATTCCGATTCAAGTGGTTTTAGTTGGGTTATTGATGAATACGGTAATAAAACAAGAAATCCAAGTTTCCCACAGAACTACATAAACCATATCAAAGAGAATATCGGTAAATACAAATACATCTTTGTTTCTTCACATAAAGAAGTGAGAGATGCTTTGTTAGATAACTGTATTTTCTTCTATTTGGTTTATCCGGTTAATAGTAGAAAAGAAGAATTCATTCAAAGATATAAAGATAGAGGTAATGATGAGAACTTTATTAAGTTAGTCAAAACCAATTGGGAAAATTGGATGTATGAATTTTATTGGATGGATGAAGGATGTGAAAAACTTTATGCTTATGATGGGTGGAATTTAGAAACAGTATTGAATTCTAAAGAAGCGAGAGATTACGGAGAAGTATTAACGGAAGACGTAGAGTAATAAATAATGGATTTATTTAATCCCCCACCACAATTTAATTATACAATAATGGAAGACATAAATATTGTAAACTTGGATAATCCTTACTTACAGGTTGTATGGGAGGATTATGCCGAGAATTTTACACAAGAAAAAATTAAGAGTGTTCGTCATTACTTCCAAAAGAAGTATGATACAACCAACGTCAATGTAATCACAAAGACAAAGGTTGCTCAGGACACCACACATACCGTAGACATCTCCTTTAACATCTTGGATGAGAATTACCAATTGGAATTGGTTCGTTCATTCTTGGAGTCAAAAGGGAATATGGAACATTACGATGACATCTACCAACTTAATAGTGTGGTGGATAATAAATTGTTATTGGACCAAACAGATGCGGCACCATTCAAGAGATGGTACATCAAGAACATTGAGTTCTCAAACTTCCTATCGTATGGTGAGAATCAGAAGATAGATTTTGAAAAGTGTGATGGGATTACGGTTGTGGAATCAAACCCACCTAACTTTGGAGGAAAAACGGTTCTTACTGTGGATTTACTTATGTTCTTATTCTTTAATGAAACAACCAAGACATCAAAAGCTGAGGAGATATTCAACAAATTTACCGAGAGAAATAAAGTTGCCGTGAAAGGTGAAATTACGATTGATGGTGAGGAGTATATCTTACTGAGAAATATTGAGAGAAAGTTGTCTAAGAAAAATGAATGGAATGTTAAAACCGAGTTGGACTTCTATAAGAGATTATCTGATGGTAGTTTACAGAACTTCACCGGAGAACAACGAAGAGAGACCGAAGCGTTTATCAAAACGTCTATTGGTACCAAAGAGGATTTCTTAATGACAATCCTTACAACAGCCACCAACTTGGAAGAACTAATTGACTCTAAACCTACGGCAAGGGGTCAAGTTCTTTCAAGATTTATGGGGTTGGATTTTCTTAAACGTAAGGAAGAGGCAGCCAAAGAAATCTATAGTGACTTTTCCAAAGGGATGTTATCAAACATTTATAGTTCAGAACAACTTAAAACGGATAACCAAACTAGTAAGGAAACCATTGATACCTTAACAGAAACTAATCAAACATTAGACACTCAGTTGGAAGATGTCAAAGGTAGAATTACAAAAGGACAGGAATATCGTGATGGGTTGTTGAAATCCAAACACAATATTGATAATGACTTGTTGATGGTTTCTCCGGACAAAGTTCAGGAGGATATAAACACATTAGGTTTTAATAAATCTAAATCTATTTCAGATAGAGATGGTGTTAAGGTTGTTGAACCATCTGAGTTTTACCACGAAGACCAACACGACAAGGTTAAACAGGAGATTAAAGATTTAATGACTCAACAAGCGGAGAACAACGCCAAGATTAAAAGTATTGAGGAGTTGAAAAGTTCCGTAGATGGGGGAATCAAATGTGAACATTGTGGTATTGAACTTATGAATGCTGCGATTACTAATGCAAAAATAGGTGAGCTTGCCGGTTTTATCACGCATAAAGGTCAATTAGAGGGGTTAATGCAGGATTTAACCAGCAAAGAGTTAGGTTTTGTTAATCTTAAAAAAGAATTTGACGAGTATGAGAAAAACAAACTTATCAGAGAGAAATACGAATTGAGTATTGAGAGTTTCCAATTAAAGATTGACGCGTTGAAAACTAAGTTGGATAGATATTCTGAGGTTCAG